GGAGCATCCCCACAAGAGGCTTTCCGGGTGCACATTTCGCCGTATTCCCGGAGCGCCTGGCAGAGCTTTGCATCCTGGCCGGTTGCCCGGCGGGCGGGACGGTTCTGGACCCGTTTGCCGGGAGTGGGACGACCGGCGTGGTGGCCGCGCGCCTGCGGCGCAGCTTCGTGGGCATCGAAATCAACCCGGAGTATTGTGAAATGGCGATGGCGCGGCTGGAAGGGAGCGTAACATGTCATGAATGATTACGTTCCGGACAATCGACTTTTCTGAGGAGGCGACATAAATATGGACCCACGTGCCTGTTGGCCGGACGGGACGCCGGTTGGAAATCCATTCAGGCCCGGCTCCTTCCGGTGGTCGCTGATCGCGCAGTGGGAGTATTGGGAGGACGATACGGTGAAGGGGATGGCGGAGATCATGGATATGGCGGAGCAGAATATCCGGGATGCGATTGGCGAGGTTTTCCGGAAGACAGGCTGGAGGCCGCCGGTGAAAAGGAGCCAGGCAGGAAGAGCGCCAGGCGGCTGAGTTCACTGTGTGCGCTATATATATTTACGAACGGATGTATGCTATACTGGACTTGGGCCGGAGTTTCCCCCCTTTGCTCCGGCTCAAGCCTCCTCTCTTCAGCTGCCTGGGCCGGGGGCAGAAATACCCGGCCGCCGAAAAAAGGAGGGAACGATATTTCGGGCTGCGGAAAACGATGAAAAGTTTGGCCGTACAGTGGGTGCAAGCCCCACGCCCGGAACCATGAGGATTCGACGGAGGGGTGGCGGCATGGCCGCGAGGCTGACGGACAGGCGCAGGAAAGAAAACTGGTATCACTGCCCATACTGTGGGAAGGCGATCTTCCCGATACAGCCTGATACGCGGATTGAGCATCTGGTGCTTCGATGCAAGGCGTGCAGGCATGATATGGAGATCAACGTGTTTCCAGCAAAAGTGAACAGCCTTAGAGCCAAGAGCCTTTGAGCTAAGAGCCGTTTGTGTCTGAGATTTCTCAGGCGCCGACGGCGCTTTTCATTTGGAGGGACAGGAGGCAAGCGATGGCCCGCGGGAAATTTGAATATTGGCTGACCGGGGACGCTCTGACGCTGCTGCAAGGATGGGCAAGGGACGGACTGACGGATGAACAGATTGCCCACAACATGAGAGTCGCATACTCCACTTTTCGCATTTGGAAAGATAAATTCCCGGCGATTTCGGCGGCCCTAAAAAAGGGCAAGGAAATTGTGGATTACGAGGTGGAAAATGCCCTGTTGAACAACGCCCTGGGCGGCGATACGACTGCCCAAATCTTTTGGCTGAAAAACCGCAGGCCGGATAAATGGCGGGACAAGCCGAGAGAGAGCGGACAGGCCGAGGGCAGCGAGTACGGTGTGGTGGTGCTGCCGGAGGTGACGGGCGATGGCTGAAAAGGAGTCCCAACGCGAACCCGGCGGAGCGGGCCGCGCGGGGAGAGACGGAGCAAGGGCGCGGGCGCAGCTTTCGCCGCAGGCGGAAACGAGGCCAGGCGGACCCTGCGGCGCCGTTGTTTGGACGCCGCAGCCAAAGCAGGCGGCATTTATGAGCCGGCCGGAGGACGAGGCCCTTTACGGCGGGGCCGCCGGCGGGGGGAAATCTGACGCGCTGATCTGCGAGGCGCTGCGGCAGGTGCATATCCCCCACTACAAGGCGCTGCTGCTGCGCAAGACCTTCCCGCAGCTCTCGGAGCTGATCGAAAAGAGCCTGCGCTACTACCCCAGGGCGTTTCCCGGGGCCAGGTACAACGACAGCAAGCATGTCTGGACGTTCCCCAGCGGGGCGAAGATCCGCTTCGGGTCCATGAACCGCGTGCAGGACAAGGTGCAGTACCAGGGGCAGGCCTACGACTTCATCGGCTTCGACGAGCTGACGCATTTTACCTGCGAAGAATACAGCTATCTATTTTCCCGCAACCGCGCCAACGGTCCCGGCACGCGCTGCTACATCCGCTCCACGGCCAACCCCGGCGGCGTGGGCCACGGGTGGGTCAAGGAACGCTTTCTCACCGCCGCGCCGCCCATGACCACGGTGTGGGAGGACGCGGAGATCGTATACCCCGACGGGCGGACGGAAACACGGCGCAGGAGCCGCATCTTTGTGCCGGCGTCGGTCTTTGACAATCCCGCACTGCTTGGCAACAGCCCGGACTATGTGACGAACCTGGCCTCCATGCCGGAGGCGGAGCGCAATGCCCTGCTCTATGGCAGCTGGGACAGCTTCTCCGGGCAGGTGTTCACCGAGTGGCGCAACGATCCCGGGCATTACCAGGACCGGATGCACACCCATGTGATCGACCCGTTCCCGATCCCGGCGGACTGGGCTGTGTGGTGCGCCATGGACTGGGGCTATTCCAGGCCCTTTTCCGTGGGCTGGTACGCGGCGGACCGGCATCGTCGGCTCTACCGCATCCGAGAGTATTACGGCTGCACGGGGACGCCCAACCAGGGCGTGAGGCTGGAGCCCTCCGAGGTGGCCCGGCGTATCCGAAGCATCGAGGCGGACGACCCGAACCTGCGGGGAAGGACCATTCACCGGGTGGGAGACCCGGCCATCTGGGGCAGCGACGGGACCGAGAGCATCGGCGCGCTCTTCGAGCGCGGGCGCGTCTGTTTCGAGCGGGGCGACAACGCCAGGATCGACGGAAAGATGCAGCTCCATCACCGCCTGGCCTTCGATGCGGCCGGTGTCCCGATGCTCTATGTGTTCTCCACCTGTAAGCACTTCATCCGGACGCTCCCCGGCCTGGTATACGACGAGCAGAACGTGGAGGACGTGGACACCGGCGGCGAGGACCACATCTACGACGAGCTGCGGTACGTCTGCATGGCGAACCCCATCGCACCGCCCAGGCGGGTACAGCCTGCGGGGAAGCCCTGGAGCCCGCTGGACACAGACGAGAACCGAACCGACAAGTACGACTATTACCGGAGGTTTTGACCATGGCCTTTTTCAGACAAGCGCCCCTGGAGACCGGCGAGCTGCCGCCCCCGGAGGCCCAGGCGGCCTTGCTGGCCACGCCGCCGGCGGCGCAGCCAATTGGCAGGAAGGAGATCGCCAGGGCGGCGGAGACGCTGACCCGCTACAAGCAGGGCAAATCCAGCCTGGAGCAGCGCATCGTGGAGGACGAGCTGTGGTGGGAGCTGCGCCACTGGGAGGTCATCCGGCGGGGAAAGCGGCCGGAGGAGCGGGGGCCGGAGCCGTCCTCGGCGTGGCTCTTCAACGCGATTTTGAACAAGCACGCCGACGCCATGGACAACTATCCCGAGCCGGTGGTGCTGCCGAGAGAGAAGAGCGACGAGGAGAGCGCGAAGGTTTTATCCTCGGTCCTGCCGGTGATCCTGGAGTACAACCATTACGACGAGACCTACTCGGCGGCGTGGTGGGAAAAGCTCAAGCACGGCACCGCGGCCTACGGCGTCTTCTGGGACCCCAGGAAGGAAAACGGGCTGGGGGACATCACCGTGTCGGAGATCGACCTTCTCAAGCTCTTCTGGGAACCCGGCATCACGGATATCCAGCGTTCGCGCAACCTCTTTATCGCGGAGCTGGTGGACGAGGACCTGCTGGAGGAGCAGTACCCGCAGTACAAGGGGAAGCTGGGCGGCGGCGTGATCGACGTCAAGCAGTACCTATACGACGATACCGTGGACACCTCGGACAAGAGCGTGGTGGTGGACTGGTACTACAAGCGCACCGCCGCCAACGGCAGGACCATTCTGCACTACGCCAAATTCTGCGGGGACGTGCTGCTGTTCGCCTCTGAGAACGACCCGCAGTACCGGGAGCGGGGCTGGTACGACCACGGGCTTTATCCGGTGGTACTGGACGTGCTGTTCCCGGAGAAGGGAACGCCGGCGGGGTTTGGCTATGTGGCCATCTGCAAGGACCCGCAGCTCTACATTGACCAGCTGTCCGGCAATATTCTGGAAAACGCCATGATGGCGACCAAAAAGCGGTTTTTTGTATCCAGCGCGACCAGCATCCACGAGGACGAGATGCTGGATTGGAAGAAGCCCTTTGTCCACGTGGAGGGCGAGCTGGACGAGAGGCGGCTCCAGGAGATCACGGTGCGGCCCCTGGACAGCATCTGCATGAACGTCCTCCAGCAGAAAATCGAGGAAATGAAGGACACTGCCGCCAACCGGGACGTGAACAGCGGCGCCGCCGGCAGCGGCGTGACAGCGGCGGCAGCCATTGCGGCGCTCCAGGAGGCCGGCAACAAGGTCAGCCGGGATATGATCTCGGCCAGCTACCGGGCGTATACCAGGCTGAGCGCCATGTGCATCGAGCTGATCCGGCAATTCTACGACGAGACCAGGTGCTTTCGCATCCTGGGCAGCGACGCGGCCGCCTGCCGCTTTGTGGAGCTGAACAACCGGGCATTGCAGGAGCAGCCCATGGGGCAGACGGCGGACGGTGTGCCGCTGGTGCGAAAGCCTGTCTTTGACCTCAGGATCAAGGTGCAAAAGAAGAACCCCTTCTCCCGCATGGAGCAGAACGAGCGGGCCAAGGAGCTGTACAGCATGGGCTTCTTCAACCCGGAGCGGGCGCAGGAGGCCATGGGTGCGCTGGACATGATGGAGTTCGAGGGCATTGACAGGGTGCGCGAGCAGGTGCAGCAGGGCGAGACCCTTCTGAACCTCTGCCGGAACCTGGCCCGGCAGCTGGACCAGATGGCCGCGGTGGTGCAGGGGCTGACCGGCAAGGATATGGGCATCGCCGCAGGCCCCCAGTCAGGCGGCGCGCCGGCCTTCGCAGGCGCGAAGCCATCCGGCGGCATCGCCGCAGCGGCTAAAACGGCCCAGACGCCCATGACCGGCTACGGCGAGCAGCTGGCAAGGCGCAGCACCCCCAGCATGGATCAGGGCAGCGACCGCGCCGCGCCGGGAGGCGGCGTATGACCCATATTTACATGGAGGCAGACGGAAACCGGCACATCGTCTCCGCCAAGGGCCACGCCGGAAGCCCGGCGGCCTGCGCAGCCGTATCGTGTCTGCTGACAGCACTGGCAGGATACCTCCGCAACGCGGGGGCGGAGGTCACGGCGTGCAGGCTGGAGAGTGGGGACGCCTATCTGGAATTCCTGGGTGCGGACGAGGCGTTCCACATGACAGTGATCGGGCTTTTGCAGCTGGCGCAGGCGGCGCCGGATGCGGTACAGGCCGAGAAAAGACTTTAGGACGTATACCACACGGGGGTTGACCCGCGACGAAATAAAGGAGAATACAGCATGCAAAATTTCAATCTGTTGGCGCTCAGACTGGACCTTTTTGACGCCGCGGCCGGTGCCTCCGGCGCGGCGGCGGGGAACGGCGGGAGCCAGGGCGAGACACAGGCAGGTCCCTCCACCACCCGGGGGGGCAAGACGGGCGAACAGGTGGTCTACGGCAAGCAGGCTGCCGCGCTGGAGGCTCCTGCCGCCGGGGAGCAGGGAAAAGAGCCGGGTGTGGTCACCACGTCCAGCACGGCAGAGGACAGACAGCGGGCCTACAGGGACCTCATCAACGGCGAATACAAGGACCTGTATACAAAGGACACCCAGCGGATCATCGACCGGCGGTTCCGGGAGACCAAGCAGCTGGAGCAGCGGCTGGGCGAATATCAGCCGGTGATCGATCTGCTCCGGCAGCGGTATGGGGCCGAGGATGTGGGGGAACTGGCCAAGGCGCTGGAGAACGACGACAGATACTGGTCCGAGGTGGCGGAAGAGGCCGGCATGAGCGTGGAGCAGTACAAGAAGTTCCAGAAGCTCCAGCGGGAGAACGCGGACCTCCTGCGCCAGCAGCGGGCGCGGCAGGGCCAGGCGCGCGCCGACGCGCAGATGCGCCAGTGGTACGCCGAGGCCGAGCAGGTCAGGGCCGCGTACCCTGGCTTTGACCTCCGGACGGAGGCGCAGAACCCGAACTTCCTTGCCATGCTCCGGGCCGGCGTGCCGGTCCTGCACGCCTACGAGGTGGCCCACATGGACGACATCAAGGCGGGCATCGCAGCCGAGCAGGCCAAGACCACCGAAAAGAAGGTGGTGGACGGTATCCGCGCCAAGGGCGTCCGGCCCCCGGAAAACGGCACGGTCCCGCAGAGCGGCTTTACGGTCCGCGACGACGTGTCCAAGCTCACCAAAAAAGACCGCGCGGAGATCGCGCGGCGCGCGGCTAGAGGGGAAAGAATCACCTTCTGACAGTACGACAAACCAAATCGAAGCCCGGCAGCTTTGCCGCCGTACGGATGCGGCGTGCCCCTTGCGGGCAGGCGGGTCCGATTTGGCGAGGAAGAACAACGAAACGTGCGGAATGGATTCCGCCCGCAGGGCGGAAGGACCGAAGCGAGACCCGGCAGAGCGGTCTTGCTTCGGAGAGGAAGAACAATGGAGCAGAGTGGAGTTTTCGGCGGAGGCCGGAAACGAAACGTGCGGAATTGATTCTGACGAGAAAGGAGCTGTCATGAAGATCAAAGAGGCCATCACCCGGGCGGATGCGCTGCGGCCCAACGCCTGGGACGAGGCGCAGAAGGCGGCGTGGGTCTATGAGCTGGAGGGGCGGCTGGCGGTGGTGCGACACGCGCCGCCGCCGGCGAGAATCTGGCCCTGCGACGCGAGCCTTGCCATGCCGCCGCCCTACGACAGCATCTATCCGCTGTATCTCTGCGCCATGATCGACTGGGCCAACCAGGAAACGGCGCTGTATGCCAACGATATGACGGTCTTCAACGCGGCCTACCAGGACGCGATTGCCTGGTGGCGGCGGCGGCACAGGCCGGGACCGTCCCGGAATTGGAGGGTGTTCTGATGCTGCCGAGACTGCCCTGTGACCTGCCAGGGACGGAGCGGGAAATCCTGGCGCTCCAGGGCATCAACTACTCCGACAGCTGCCAGGACGGGGATCTGGCGGCGTGCGAAAATCTGTCCACCCGGCGCTATCCCTACTTCTCCACCCGGCGGGCGCGGACACACCTGGCGCAGTACGACGGGGCCACGGCCCTGACGGCGTGGGAGAAGCTGGTGGTGGTGAAGGGGACCAGGCTCTACTACGATGGCGCAGCGGTGGGGACCGTCACGGCGGGGGAAAAGCAGTTTGCCGTGGTCAACACCAGGCTGGTCATCTGGCCGGACAAGAAATATCTGGACCTGCAGGAGCGGACGCTGGGGAGTCTGGACGCGAAGATCGCGGCGGAGAGGGCTGTCTTTACGGCCGACACCGTGACGCTGACCGGCGCGCCGGTGCTGACGGACCGCTTTCGGGCGGGCGACACCGTGACCATCTCCGGGTGCACGGCGCTTCCGGACAACAACAAGGCTGTGCACATCGTATCCCTGACCGGCAAGACCATCACGGTACCAAAGGACGCGTTCCAGGCCGGGAGCGAGAATCACACGGTCACCATCGAGCGGCGGGTGCCGGACCTGGACTACATCTGCGAGAGCGAAAACCGCCTCTGGGGCTGCTCCAACTCAGAGCGGACGATCTTCGCCTCGGCCCTGGGCGACCCCTGCAATTTCTACAGCTACAACGGCGTCTCCACTGACAGCTATGCGCTCTCTGTCGGCTCCGAGGGACCGTTCACCGGGTGCTGCGCCCTCTCGGGCGGTGTCCTCTTCTGGAAGGAGCGGACGCTGCACAAAATGCTTGGCAGCTACCCGGCGGAATACAGCCTTCACAGCTACAGCGTGGAGGGGTTGAAGGCCGGGTGCCACAAGAGCATGGCGGTGGTCAACGAGGTCCTTTACTACCTGGGCAGCGGCGGCGTCTACGCCTACGCCGGCGGCACGCCGCAGCGGATTTCCGCGGCGCTGGGAGACCGGCCCTTCTCCGATGGCAGAGGCGGAACGGACGGAGAGCGGTATTACCTGTCCGTGCAGGACGGGCAGGTGCGGCAGCTATTGGTGTACGACACCCGGCGGCAAATCTGGCTGCGGGAGGACGACATGGCCTGTGTGGACTTTGCGAGGCTGGGAAACGAGGTCTATTTCCTGACCAGGGACGGAAAGGTCTGTCTGGCGGACAGCGGACAGGAGGACCCGGAGGTGGCGTGGATGGCGCAGTTTACGCCGTTCTATGAGACGATCCAGGGCCGGAAGCGGTATTCCCGGCTGATCCTCCGCATGGAGCTGCCCAAGGGCGCCTGGATGGAGGCGGAGGCCAGAAGCGGCGGCGGGCGCTGGGAATCCTGCGGAAAGAAAATCGGCCAGGTGGACGGCGTGGTGACCATGGTTCTGCCGGCCCGCCGCCGGGACAAATGGGAGCTGCGGCTCCGCGGAGAGGGGCCCTGCACCATCCTGGGGGTCCTGCGGGAATTTACAGTGGGGAGCGAGCGATAACCACAATCGCAGCTTTGTACCTTGTCAACCTCATATCGAGACAGCGGAGAAGCTTGAAAAAATGCTTGACATGGGTATACACCCACAGCATAATGGGTATGTACCCATAAAGGAAAGAGGTGACAGGCATGGGAACCGAGGCCGAAAGGCAGGATACCAGGAAAGCAATGGCGTTTGACCTGTTTGAAATCCTGGACGAAAAACCGGAGCAAACGACATACACTGCGGAAGAAATCAAGAAAATCATTCGTGTGTATATCAAAACGGCAGACCAGAGGTAAACCGGAAGGAACGGGGCCGGGAAGCCGGTTCCGTTCCGGAAGAGGGATGGGATGACAGCAAAAGAACGCTATGACGCAAAGACCGCCGCACGAGTCAGCCTGAAGCTGAACAAGGTGACAGACGCTGATATTCTGAAGCGGCTGGAGGCGGTTCCAGGCAAACAGGGCTATATCAAAGGCCTGATTCGCGCTGATATAGCAAAAGAAGATTCCGGCCAATAAAAGAGAGCGCCCACCCTCCAGCCAAAGGAAGCTCCTGAAAACATAAAACTGCATATACCATCATCCCCGCTGTCTCGATATGAGGTGGCGGGGATATTTTAATTGGGAGGGTCCATATGGCAGCGGTATTTCCGGAATCCATGGAGCGGCTGGAGGGGGATGCGGAGAAGAATTTCTCGATTCTCGACGCCTACATCCGCTATATGAGCGAGCGCATGGAATTCTCCATGAAGAATATGGTTCGGAACGTCAACGAGGCCGGCGTCTCCACGGCGGAGATATTCCTGAAAATCCTGGATATGGGCAATGAGGTTTCCATGCTCCAGAGCGGCGCGAGCC